AATCGGAAAGGCATACCTCGTAGAAGGTGTGCCTATGGTATTAATCGACACCTCATACGGGCGCTACGCGTTCACTGACGGGCGTTACGGCTTCGGTCGTACGCTTGGCAGGCGGGAGTCCGACAACAAGATCCTCGACAATCTCAAGATAGCCGAGGGTGTTAACCCTAAGGCCATACTCGACAAGCTGTCCGACAGCGTCCAGAGCATGGTTGAATTCAACCAAGGAAGAAAAAAACGATGAAAAAAATGCACAATACAAATGCCCGCGACGGCATCTACCTAGTCACAGCACCTCACGGATGGTGCGTGGACGCCAACCCGTTCCGAGCCTTCGTTTCACTAGCTAACATTGGCAACGTGACGGGTGAGTTCGTGAGAGCAGTCACGCCTAACGGCAAGCCGATCAAGGTATCCGATAACTCCGTGACGCTTTACTACATCCCAGACTGGGGCAAGTTCAGCCACATGGAATACGGCAAACCAATGGACGCAGTCGGTCGTGAGATAGGCTTCGCCCTTTTCTCTGGTGTGAATGATCACGCTAATATCGACAGGCTAACTGATCTACTAATCAAATAGGACTACCCATGATATCCAGAATTGATGACGACGCCCCACAAGGTAAGCGCATCCTCGTGGTAGAACCAGTTGAGCGACACCCAGAGCTTGAGGCTTTCTTAGAAGCCCTCAATGGAATCTCCCCCAAGCAGGCGGTGCAGACTGGCATCTGTGCTGTATGCAAGGAGGAGGCAAACGAGTTCACTGATGCATTGTCCGTTACCGAATACGCGATATCTGGACTATGTCAGAAGTGCCAAGACGAAGTATTCAACGAACCAGAATAACTATGAAAATAAAAATACACACCTACCCACATGGGCCTGCCATACGCTTGCCTCATGATGAAATCGTATCAGCCGTGGGACTCCGCGGCAGATTCTCTGACGCTCACGTCGGACAACTGGAAGCGGGGGATCAGTACATCATGCCGATCCAGACCGAACTAACGCCCAGAACCGACACGGAGCTACTGGCTCTGATGGCGCACAGGCATCTTAAATCAGTCTACTTGGACAACATAATAAAGCCAGAGTTCAGAACTGTATTCATTCTAACGTCGGATTCTTCGGAGCTAGCCAAGCACGAGTACGATACAAATGAATGCTCTGACTTGGACGCCCTGCGTGACGTGCTTAATTATATCTTGGACCAAGAGGAAATTTGATTGGAATAAAGGGGTTGACACCGAGAGGGTGGGGGGCTTGGATAGCCCTTCACCCTTTTTTTTTAAAAATATTATGGCTCACTTCTACAATTGCAATGACATCCTGAACCCAGAATTTGAACCAGATATTGAGACCCCTGCAAGGGCGCGAAAGCAACACAAGGTCTACCCTTCGGTGACCACCGTCCTAGGGATAGTAAAGGATGCATTCTTGGACGGCATCTACAAGCCCAGGATGATTACATCCCTAGCGAGGGAGCATCCCATCTTAGCTTGGCAGGACATTGAACGATTGACCTACGGCACAAGGACGCACCCGATCACGGGGGACACAATTGAATCCTCCACATTCGGCACCACCGTTCACAAGGTTATTGAGGATCATATTGAATACGAATTCTTGGGCGCCGAGGATCGGCCAGAACCCAGCCCGTGGGACGAGTGGGCGATGCCATTCGTGGAGTGGGTGCGGGACAATGGAGTTAAGCCAATAGCCTGCGAGCGCATCATAGCTAATAACCGCATCAAGATTGCGGGGAGCGTGGACTTCATCGGCCATGACTCCGAGGGCAAAGTTTTTCTAGCGGACTACAAGTGCAGGACTAACACGAAGGGTAAGGCTAAGACCTATGACAAGGATTGCCAACAGCTTGCAGTAGAAGCATTTATGTTAATGAAGGAACACAACCTTGATTACCTTCCGTCCTGCATTTCAGTGGTCGTTGACTGCGATACCAAGAAGCACTACCACAAGGAGTGGAAGCAGGACGAGATGAAGGAGGGTATCAAGATAGCAAAGAAGTGCGCTGAACTTTACTGGTTACTAAGAATGTAATAAATATAATGAATACAATGAATACTCAAGACATAGAATACTACCTGGACTGCTGTGACCCGAAGGCAATTCGATTCGACGGCCTCGACGAGGCGGTCATTGGTGTGGATCACGGAGGACAGCTGTGCTACCTGCACAGCAAGATGGTGGACATCTTTATGTCCCGTGACGGCATGACTGATATCGAAGCGATGGAATGGATTGACTTCAATGTCATCGGCACCAATGCAGGCGTAGGATTTACCGTAGTATTTGATGACTGAATACAGAATTAGATACACCCGCAACGACATGCCAGAAGGATACGTGGGTGATACATCTAAGTGGGCGCACACCCCAAGCGAAGCAGTCAAACTATTACTACAGAAGAACCCCGACAAGACTGGCACCTGCGTCTTCAAGCGCGGAGGTTCGGGTAAAATACTTTCCGTCCAAGAAGTTACTCAGCACTAACCTACCCCACCATGAAGACATTTGATTTTATTGATACACCTAGTTGGAACAGGGGCCAGAGCGTCGAGACATCCTTTCAGGATATTTTGGATAGGCGAGGTATAGAATACAGGCGCTCGACCCTTGAGGAGCAATACAAGCACTTTGACTACGTCACTGACCGAGGGACGATTGATGTCAAGGCCCGCAAGAGGGTGAATAGAAGCGATAGCTCCGAGCAAGACGAACTCGTATGGTTGGAGTTCAAGAACACTGCGGGTGACCGAGGGTGGCTGACGTCGAACGTGGACTACATTGCCTTTGAAAGGCAGGATGATTTTGTTTTAATCAAGAGGGCGTATCTATACGAGATGGCCAGTAAGAAGTGCAACCTGGATGACAAGGTCAGCCGTGGGTCGGACGCACTGTATAAAGGATACACGAGGAAGGGCCGTAGCGATTTACTTTCAATCGTAAAGATGAGTGACATCTTAAATTTACCAATACAAGTATTAGAAAAATAACACAATGAGTATGACACAAATAGAAAGTAACGTCGAACGAATACAGACTAGGATCGACATGATCCGACAGGAATCCAGGACTCTGTCCTTTCGGATGGAGAGAATGCTTGAGCAGCGTAAGCAACTAAGCCAGGAAAAGAACGCCCTTAAAAATTTACTCACAGAATTAGATGTATCTTCCACAAAATAAAATAAAAGAATACAGGGATAAGAACAAGCCCTTGTGCTGTCCTATCCTAGCCACCAAGAAGGATGACTGGGTCCTGGACCACGACCACCAGACTGGGTTGGTCCGAGGTGTTATATCCAGGCAGGCGAACAGTCTTCTCGGAAAGGTAGAGAACTTCTACATGAGAATGTGCAAGGGGGACAAGGAACATTTGCCTGGTGTGCTTGATGCAATGGCCGCTTACCTTGAGCAAGAGACCCTGGATGTCCTTCACCCCGTGGGACTTATACAACTTACAAACAAATTTAAAAACAAGTTGACAGCCCATGAGCAGGTCTTAGAACTTCAATCCATTGGCGCAACTGAGGACGAAATCAACAATTGTTCTAATCAAAATCAGCGATCCCAACTTTACCGTAGATTAATAAAACAAAGTTATGACAGATAAAAAACCAGTAAAAATAATGCAGTCCATCCAGTCCGAGCTTAAGGCTCCTAAGGGACAGACTAATAAATTCGGTGGGTATTCCTACAGGTCCGCCGAAGATATACTAGAGGCCGTTAAGCCTTTATTGAATAAATACGATTGCTTCCTTACAGTCAGCGACGAGATCGTTGAGGTAGGGGGTAGGGTATACGTCAAGGCAACAGCTACTGTTACCGAGTCGCACTCCGATCCCATAGCTGTAACAACAGCCTTTGCTCGTGAGGCTGAGACAAAGAAGGGTATGGACGAAGCACAGATCACTGGCTCCGCTAGTTCCTATGCACGTAAATACGCCTTGAACGGCCTCTTTGCTATCGATGATACCAAGGACCCAGATGCAACCAACAAGCACGGCAAGGACAGTCCTAAGCCCGTTAACAGAACCGCTGAATTTTAACCCGCAATAATAATAATACATATGGCAACATACAGAGAAAACACAGGACTGCTCGGCATCAATGACCGCAAGCAGAAAGAAAACCATCCAGACTACAACGGACGTATCTTCGTCAGTAAGCCAGGATTATACTACCTCAAGGGGTGGAAGAAACAAGGGAAGAGTGGCCAACCATTGCTATCCCTGGCCGCGGACTACGCGCCCGAGGACAAACAGCTGGAGGCGTCTCAGAACACTGAGTCGGTCCCTGTTGTTACCCCAAACATAGACGACGCACCGTTCTAAATCGTGAAGGACTTCGATAAGATATGGTGGGACAAGTTCCGCCGAGATGAAGTTGAATCCATATTGGATATGACTGCTAATAAGAACACGGACTACACGGGAGGTGAGAGTTGCGAAAACCCATTCGCTAACTTTGATTACTCAACCGAGTTCGGGGTTCACCCTCTTACTGGAGTCTGCATCAGGATGCAGGACAAATTCCAGAGAGCTAAGGCTTTCTGTTCGGATGGTCAGCTTAAAGTTGTTACTAAAGGCGATCAATCCAAGGACATATTCCGTGACCTAATTGGCTACTCATTGATAGCCATAGGGATGCTCGAAAGAGTTGAAAAGGAGTAACTCCTCATGATAGAATGCTTGGCCCTTTTGCACGTTGCAGGGGGGTCAAGTATACTACATAACAATTATTACAAAACACATATGAACGAGAAGATGAAGGAAGCCACTGAACTTACAATCAACCTGCACCAGGGTATGGACACAAGAGGTATTCCTAAAAGTATATTGATCAAACATAACGCAATTGGTCAGTGTCTTCGTTCTATGTTAGACATACTTGAAAATGATAACGAACGAAATAAAAAAGCCCCCGCATAACGAAGAAGCCGAATACAAATTAATTGCCTGTTGTCTCCTGGATGGGGACTACTCCGTATACGATACGGTCTCCGTCATTGTTGAACCCGACGATTTCTATACCCTTAAGGGCAAGTTACTATTCACAGCCATCGCGTCCCTCGTAGAGAAGGGGAAGCCCCTGGACGCAATCTCCTTGATGGAGAATTTAAAAGCCTCTAAGGGCCTTGACGAGGTCGGAGGCATGGCTGGTATCTTTTCCGTCATGGAAGAGGCTGAGACCCCCTTGCAGGCCCTGTATTGTGCCAAGCTGGTAGCCGAGAAGAGTAAGCTAAGGTCACTCATTCGCGGGTGCCGAGTTGCTGTAGAACAAGCTGAGTCCGAATCAGCTGAGTCCCAGGTGATCAGAGCATCCTTGGAGAATGATATACTTAAGGTTGATACCCTGGGAACGGACACGTTCTCGGTAGTGGACTCCGCCGAAGAGATCCTTGAGGACATCCAGAAGATGCAGGACGGCACCTTTAACCCCGACGTAGTGAAGACTAATATCAATCGACTTGACGGATACCTTGGTAACAACGGCATCGCGGCAGGGGAGGTACTTACACTCGCGGCCCCCACATCCTGTGGTAAATCCGCATTAGCTTTATTCATAGCAACCAAGGCCATGAAGCAGGACGAAACACCTACGGCTTACTTCTCATTTGAGATGCCGAGGAAGCAGTTAATGAAGCGAATGATACAGACTGTATCTGGGATCAATGTAAGAAACATTCAGGATGGAGTCGCAAGCCCCGAGCAAGAAGAGAGATTCAAGGCGGTGACCAAGGAGTCCGCGGAGCTACCCCTTTACACATCCCATAGCGTTAGAAACGCTGATGACCTAACAAGCCAGGCCCGTCACCTGGTCCGCAAGAAGGGCGTTAAACTTGTAGTCATTGACTACTTGCAGCTTGTACCTTTTAACGGCAAGAAGATGGGCAAGGCAGAAGGCATAGCGGACATCTCTCACAAGATAAAGCAGATGGCCTTGGACCTGAACATTGCGGTTATCTTACTAGCCCAGGTCAACCGAGAGGGAGCTAAGAGTGAAAGGATTAGACTCTATGACCTAAAGGATTCGGGGGACATTGAGAATGATGCGGACATAGTCCTTCTAATGTATCCGTCCAAGGGGGACTTTGAATCCTCCAAGGGTCATGACAGCCACGGCCCTTACACGGAGCTAATATACAACGTAGCCAAGAACCGAGAAGGGCAGAGGGACGTAGGTGGACTGTTTAAATTCTATCACTGCACAGGAAGGTTTGCATAATTATGGAATTCAATAACGATATGTTTTGCAACGACAGGAGATCCGAGAAGAACTTCGTGGACTGGGCCTATGATAAAATCGCTGAGGAGATGAAGCGCATCGAAGAACTTGAGGAAGAGTTCGGGACAGCGGAATACGTCGTGCCGAGTAGAACCAATAAGTCCCCGAAGAACTTGAGCAATGACAAAAAGATTGAGACGGTTCTCAAGATTGACAAACTTAGAGAAGAGGGTTACTCATTTAAACTTGCGTCCGAGCTATGCGATATAGCTCCTTCTACTTATACTAAATGGAAAAGAGAATTTAAGGCACAATTGGGTAAGCCCCAGGAGTAATCCAGGGCGGGGGGTCTATCATTGCCTCCTGTTTCATTCCCTGCTCATGCCTAGCCTCACCCCCTTGTTGATTGGGGGGTGGGGCTTTTTAGTTTACCCAGTCCTTGCACAAGGATTCAGGGCTGGAATGCCCTACAAGGGCTTTGTTTTATTTTACAGGGCGCCAGGTGGTATAAACAGTGGGGACTCTCCCTCGGACGCCTTACGTTTGATTGTCTTTCTTTC